GAAGGTTTAAAAACAATATTAATTAGAACAATAAAACAACAAGCTGCAGGAATATTACAAAGCACGGATTGGTATATAGTTAGAAAAGCAGATGCAGGTACAGCAGTACCATCAGCAATTACAACTCATAGAGCAGCTGTAAGAACTAAAGCAGCTAGTATGGAAACAGCTATCACAAATGCTGCAGATACACCAGCGTTAGAGACTTTATACACATACACAGAACAAGAGGATGGATCTGTTACTAGACCATTAGGTGAACTTCCAGTATTGGAGGCTTAATGCCAATAAATAGTTTTTTATATCCAGCACCAAGCACACCTACTTTTCCTTATAATGTAGCTAACTCTGCTAGGTTTGATGATGGTAGTTCAGATAATCTTCAAAGAACTTATGGCACTCCAACAAATGCTAAAATATTTGCTTTATCATGGTGGATAAAACTTGGAAAAGCTTTTGATGGGTCAGGATCACAAGACCTTTGGGGAGAAAGAACCGATAGTAATAATAGAGTATTCATGGGTATTAATAGCACTGGTCAATTTGATTTTTTTGAAAAAAATAGTGGATCAAATGTTGTAGAACTTAAAACAAACAGATTATTTAGGGATAATAGTGCTTGGTATCACTTTTTGCTTTTAGGGGATTCGACACAAGGCACAGCTTCTAATAGAATAAAACTATATATAAATGGTGTTCAAGAAACAAGTTTTGCAACGGCAACATACCCATCAGAAGATTATCTATTTAGACTTGCAGTAAATACTGTAAAATATTTTGGTAGAATAGGATTAGGTGGCTCGTTATCTACTAATTATTTTGATGGCTATTTAGCAGAAGCAGTCTTTGTGGATGGGAATGTTACTGCACATACAGATTATGGAGAGTTTGATAGTGATAGTCCAACAATATGGAAACCAAAAGATGTGTCTGGTTTAACTTTTGGCAACAATGGATTTTATTTAGACTTTGAAAACTCTAGTAGTCTAGGTGCAGATGTATCAGGAAACTCTAATAACTTTACTGTAAATAATTTAACAAGTGTAGATCAATCTACTGATACTTGCACAAATAATTTTGCAACTATGAATCCACTTGATAATTATTATGCTAACTCAACTTTTTCAGAGGGTAACTTAAAATATACACAAGGTTCATCAAGATATGCTTGGAACTTATCTACAATAGCTGTTTCATCTGGTAAATGGTATGCAGAAGTAAAATTAACTACATCGGGAAGTTTTGCTTTAATCGGAATAACAGATAGATCACCTGTTAGTACAACGACTAAAATACTTGGTAGTGGTGCTTATGACTTTTCAGTTTATCAATATAATGGAGATATATATAATAATGCTGGAGATAATCCCGCTAATGATGATGAAAACTATGCGTCTGCTTATTCAAGCGGAGATATAATAGGAATAGCTTTAGATTTAGATAATAATAAATTATATTTTTCTAAAAATGGTCAATGGTCTAATGGATCAGGTTCTTGGGATAGTACAACTTTTAATTCAAGTACAGGTGTGGTTACAATAACAGCACCAGCAAGTACTAATAATGGTCATTATCTTTTTGCATCTGGAGATTATCAAGGTGGAGTTGCGCCTACTTTTGAATGGAATTTTGGTGGAACACAATCTTTTACAATTTCATCTGGTAATGCAGACGATAATGGTTATGGTAATTTCGAATATGATGTTCCTACAGGATTTTATTCTCTTAACACAAAAAACCTAGCGGAGTTTGGATAATGTCATACACGAATGGTCTTGACGACCCAACAATTTATTTTAATACTGTTCTTTACACAGGAAATGGCTCTACAAATGCAATAACAGGAGTAGGATTTCAACCTGATTGGGTTTCTATAAAAAGACGAAGCGGTGGTGCATCTAATGGTGGTGTTTTTGATGTTGTAAGAGGAGTAACTAAACTTTTAAGCACAGGTTTGTCGGATGCTGAAGATACTAGAACAGATAGTTTAACAGCATTTGGCACTGATGGATTTACTTTAGGTGCTGATACAGGAAATTATGTAAATACAAATAGTGAAACATTTGTATCATGGAATTGGAAAGCTGGTGGCTCTGCACCAGCTATAACTTACACAGTAAAAGTAGTTTCAGATTCAGGAAATAAATATAGATTTGATGACTTTGGTACAAGTGCTGTCACTTTAGATTTACAAGAGGGTGGTACTTACACATTCGATCAATCTGATAGTTCAAACTCAGGACACCCATTAAGATTTTACACAGCATCAGATAAATCAGGTGGCGAATACACAACAGGAGTAACAACATCTGGAACTGCTGGAAATTCAGGTGCAAAAACTGTAATTACAGTTGCGGCATCTGCACCAACATTATATTATCAATGCTCTAATCATGCTGGTATGGGTGGACAAGCAAACACAAACTCATTATTTGGTTCATCTAATTTTTCAGGCAGTATTCAGACTTTAGTATCTGCTAACAATACTGCTGGATTTAGTATTGTATCTTATACAGGAACAGGAAGTAATGCTACTATTGGTCATGGATTAGGAGTAAC